TAAGGGTTGTATTTAGCAACACTTAATTGGTCTTCATTTGTATAATATCCAGATATTCCACTTTCTGGATCTACATTTACTTTTCTAGGAGCATTTCTATTATCTGTAAAAAATAATAAATTTTCAATTAAACTAGCTTGTATAGGGTTTGTTGTAGAAAAATTTAAAAATACATTATCAACTATAACATCAGCGTTTGTAGCTCCAGGTGAAAAAGCATATATAATACATCTTTTGTTAGAAGGAGTATAAGTTGGTTGAGTGTCGGGGTAACTATCTGTATAATTTGTAGAAAAGATATATATTTTATCAGAGTATTCGTCTGCTAAATATCCTATAACAGTCATATCACTAGGTAGAGTTGGTGATATTAAACCCGTGGCAGTCATAAGTACATTGCCTAAAACAGTTTCTAACGCACCTATATCATCTTCTTCAGATTTACCCACAGATATATTCTGCGCGTCTCTATACTCGCCGTTAGGAATTAACCTATCGTCCAAGTCTTTATTCATCTTGGACTTTAGAAAACTATTCTTTATTTCTGCCATGTATTAAAATTTAAGCCATTTAGATTTACCTCTCATTACTTGCATTATTTGATCAAGTTTTATATTAGATAATCTAATTTTAGCATTTCTTAGTTTAGCACTTCTTTCTTGTTTAAATCTTCTTATAACATATTCTTGTACATTTGTTGAAACACTTAATATAGCGTGTATAATGTGTGCATATAAAGCTTCTTCTGCCATTTTTGGTATACGTGTATCCATTTCATAAGCGTTACCATCAGATATATACTCTATAAGAACTATTTTGTTTTTTAAATTATTAGTAAAAGTAAACATACCTTTTCTTTCATCTATAGTAAACCAGCCGTTTCTTTGACTTGTTTCTGGATTCATACCATATCTTTGGCCTAACCAAGTTGTATAACCATCACCCCACATAGTTCTATATATATCTGCAACTTGATCACCTTGATTAGTCATTAATGCTCCACTAATTCTTGCTGGATCAGTACCAGCCCATCTTTCATTTATAACCGATGTACCTTCTATATTTTCCTCTATATTGTCTTGAGTAGGAACACCTAAATTATCTTGCGCTGGTGTTGTATAAGGATTACTAGTTAAAGTGTTTGCCGGAAATATAGTATGTTGAACACCTAATTCATCTATCCACGATAATCTTACATAATTAACAAAATCTTGTGGTATAATAATAGATAAACTTTGTGGTATACTTACCTCTTGTGATTTAACACTTTGTAATGTGTCATAACTAAATTCTTGTAATCCTCTTTTTGCATGAAATATTACATCTGTTCTTTTTACACTAGGTATAAGCTTGCCAGCTCCTACATAAGCAATAAGAAAATTATCAATTATATCATGCAATGTGGTATAACCATAACTACCGTTGTTATCCCACATCGTTGTTTCATCTAATTGTATTTTTAAATATGTTCCAGCTGCTAAAAATACATTAACAGTAACTATATTGTTTGCAGCAGTAAAAGGACTAGCGTTTTTAAAAGTTAAAACCTCAGTATCAACAACTGTAGCGTTTTTATTAAGAGTAATTTCTTGTTTAAAAAAACTGTAAGCACCATTACTATCAGCTCTTTGTGTCATTACTTTACTTAACACTATAACACTTCTACCTCCAGAATTTGTATTACTAACAACTATAGTACCACTTGATACATATGGTCCACTTACACCCATACCAGCAACTATACTAGCATTATAAGCACTTAATGTAAGTGTTGTAGTACCTGTAATTGCCGGTTGAAACCTAAGAAGCATTCCATTAGCAGTACCAGATTGTAGTTTATTCCATACAACAGTTGTAACACCAGCGTTAGTAGATACACTTTGTAAAAAAGTTGGTGGATCATATACTGTAAAAGTTCCAACCCCTGCAGGATTAGGATCATCAACAACAGCATTAGCCCCTAAAGCTTGTATATCTGCTGTTATATTTGCAGTCATTATAACGCTATAGTTACTTAATATAGACCCTATGTTACCTGTAACAAAAGGAACATAAGCGTTGCCTGTTATTGAAGTACCTGGGTTAATTGTAGAAAGAACAGTTGTTCCTGAGTCTACACCTAAACCTGTAACCGTCATACCAACTTGTATATCTGAATTATAAGTTGTTAAATCTACTGATGTACTTGCAACACCTGTTGCGTTTGTAACTATACCTGTTTCGCTTGAACTAGATGGAGTTAGCTCAGTCCATACAGTTGCATCAGGGCTAGTAAATAATTTAAAATTGTTTTTATTAAAATCTCCTGTCGCAGGATCAGAACCTCCAAAAACTAAATCAGTATCAAAAGTTGATGTAAACGTTTTACCTGAACCGGTAGTGTCTATATAAAACTGCTGAGCTCCAGCGTAATATTGTCTATTAGTTTCGGTTATTAAACCACCATTAGGTCTTGACATGCTTTATTATCTTTGTTGATTAATGTTTTCTTGTTGTACTTGTTGATCTGCAATTTGTACAATTTCCATACTTTTTACTACAACACCCGCATATAATAATATTTTTAATATTAATTCTGTTTGATCTGCATCATGTAGTTCAAAGTTTACTGAGGTAGCTTCGTTATATTGATAAGCATTTCCGTTTAAGCTAAAATTCCATATAGGAGCTAAAGGTTTTCTTATATAATCTATATTAATTCCGCTAACTATAGTACTTGGGTATACAGTTATTTTTTGATTTGCATATGTATAAATAGGATTTCTAGTAGAAGGTTTTGTTAAATTAGAACTTAATAAATGATATAATTCACTTTTACCAACTCTTTCTAATTCATAATAAGGCAATGCACCAGCTTGATAAGTCACTGTGCCTAACCTATAAAAATCATTTGAATCAACAACTGTCAAAACAGTAAAAACCGAAGCTGGTGATACTGTTAATGATATAATATTGTTAGTTATAGTATAAGCTGAAGAAGGTTGTAACACTCCATCAAAGTAAACTTGAACTGTACCGTTAGACAACTGATTAGATGTTAACGTAGTATATGTATAAGCTTGTTGATTAATTATGGTGCTTAATGTCTCTGTAGATTGAGCAACACCAGATTCTTTGGGTAAAGAAAAAGAAGGTGCGTCATATATAGCTGCACCTGATGTTTTAAATATAGATATTTTCTCGTCTAAATTCATTACTCTATCAGAGTAATCGACGTCTGCTTGTGGAACACGTAATTGCTGGTTCAAGCTATCAAAGTATGATTCAAATATTTCTAATTGAACTTGAGCACCTATTTTATTAAACTCAACAGGTGTCATATAACCTCTCTGCTCTTTATTTAGTATTAATAAAACGGTTTGATATACAGTATTTACGTTTATTGCCATTTTAATATTTTAGTTAATAGTGATTAGGGCCACAATAGTGACCCTTCACTATAATTATAGTTACATATTATTGTAACTTTTTCTGAATTGTTCTGAAAACTTCTACGCCTTCATCAGTTTTAAACCAAGCAGCTAATGCTGAGTATGGGTTTTCATCAAAAGGAACAGTCATAAGTTTTCTATCATTTGATCCCCAATGGAAACTTCTTTGGTCTTGAGATATTTTAACTATTGATTGCTCAACAGCTTTTATACCTACATTTCTTAAGCCTACATTTTCATCAGAAGCTATAGCTAAGAAATTAGCTGGATTTTGTTTTGCCATAAGCATAACATCTCTTTTAATTTCTTTAGAACTCATATTTGCTACATCACTTCCTTTTTCAACTCTAAGAATTGCTTCTGCATGATCTATTTCAAGATTTTTAGCTGCATTCATTGCATCTAATTGATAGTCCATCTGATCTAATTGATCTGCCGCTTGTTTAGCAGGCATAACTTCATTATATTTAAAACCTTTTTTAGGGTGATATAATGATAATAATTTTTGTAAATTTATTTTTTGTTTTGGAACAACAAGTATTCCATTTTCAAAAATAATATGACCTAATGTACATTCTCCTTTTTGTTCATCTACAAACGGAGAGTTTTGATTAGTAGCATACCTTAACTCTCTTTGTTCACCAGTTTCATTATCAAACCATAATAAAGGGTATCTAGAACTATGTTTAGATTGAAGTGTGAATGTAAGAGGTGCGTGAGGTCCTGCTAATTTATAGGATCTATTTTTAATCTCCCATTTAGGGGCTTTAATTTCTTTTGTTTTTGACATGATATAATATAATATAATTAATAAAAAAATAAAGGTTGGGGTGCCTTTTTGAGCCTTTGCTTTTTGACACCCCTAACGCTTTATAGTAATCTTAAGCTTGGAACAATACGAAATTGTTAGCAGCTTGAGTAACAAGACATCTTTCAGATAAGAAGTGGACTTCCATTGCATCTAAATCAGAAGTGTAAGCACCTCCAACAGATCCAGTGATCCAGTTTTTATATCTTCTGTCGTCAGCTTGTGAAGCTCTGTATCTTACGTGCAAGAACGGTCTTCTAATGTTTGTACCTAATACTTGGTCATAAACAGTTGAAGTTCCAGCAGGTATTAATACACCATCGATTCCAGGAGTACCAACAGCACCTCTTGTAGAAGCGTCGTTTAAGTATTTCCAGCTAGTTTTGTAGAAGTCATAAGAACCTCTTCTGAAACCAGAGAAACCTAGGTTAAGTGCCATTTGCTCAGAGTTTTCAAATAAACCATAAGCAGTACCACCAGAGTAACCGCTAGAGATTTGAGATAGCATATCGTCAAAACCTAAATCAGTAGCTCTGTTTAAGAAAAGCATGTTTTCTTCAATAGCTCCTTGAGTATCTAAGTTTTTAAGGATTTGATCAAAATCAGAAATACCAGTTCCAGCAGAAAAACCAGACATAATATTACCTCTTCCTTGAATAGCAGCAAATAAACCTTCAGTACCATGAGCGTTTACAGCTGTAAATCCAGGTACACCAGCTTTACCAGCTTGGAACATACCATCAGCAGCAGCACCGTCAACACCGTTGATTGCAGCTTTTTCACCTTCAATCATTGCCATTTCTAAGTAGTCATCAAATCTTAGTCTTGTTTCAGACTCAGACTTTAGATACCATAAGTATCCTGATGTACCATCTTCAGTAGCAACTTCTACCCAACCAATCTGTGCAGTGTCAGAACCAGAAATTTGGTATCTGTCTTTTATAATAATTGGTGTGTTGTGAAATTGTGTGAATTGTGGTTGTGCAGATTTGTTAGGATTACCAACAGTTCCTTTTGCAAATACTGAACCATATACAAATAGTTTGATAGGGTTAACACCTGCAGCACCAACACCTAAAGTACGTAAATTAACTTCTTGAAAAGCTAAACAAGTTACATCAGTAGTAGTACCACCACCAGCTGCTACGTTAGAAACGACAGCTTTGATAGTTACACCTGAGTTAACGTTCATTAAAACAACAGTGTCGTTTTCATTGATTACGTTAATAGCTTGATTAGTACCAGTCCAAGGAGCAGCATTATCATTAGTAGGTATAGTTACAACACCTGCATCAGCAGCAGTATTGTCATCTATATAACAACCATCATATGCAATATGAAGTCTGTTTTGCTCAGACCAAACAACTTGGTCAGATGTCATTGGCATTTCAGCGCCAACCATTCTTAAAAATCCAGATAAGGTTCTGTTCCCATATCTTTCAACTTCTTGTTCATATACTTCTGGTAAGTATTGTTGCGCGAAGTTACCGCCAGCAGCATCAGTAAAACTTAGGTAGTTTGACTGAAGAGCTTGTTGAGTTAAGGAAGGTAAAATACTTCCATAAATTGGATTAATTGATCCCATAATAGTTTTAAATTATTTTAGTTAAAGTTTTTTGTTTTAATTTTCAATTTTGAAGAATCAAGACCTGTAACAGCTTTAACTTTATAACCGCCAACAAAAACATCACTTGGAGCTGTAGCTCTAGTTTCATTGCTTATGTTTTTGGTTTTTGCAACAACACCTTTTATAGCATCGGCTTTACCCTGATCATAAAAGTGCTGCGCAATAGTATCCGCGTTTTCAGCAGCATAAATAGCTTTGTGATAACCACTAACATCTTTAATGCTACCATCTGTGGATAAGAACTTCTTAATCGTGTTGGTAATATTAGATTGTTTTTCTGCAACCTCATTAGGATTTTTAACTCCATATCTAAATTTTTTATCTCCTATTTTGAAATCAAAACCTTTGAATTCATTAGCAAAGTAATCTTTAGTTTCAGATCTAAAATCTTCATGTTGTTGAGAAGCTATGTCTTGCTCTTCGTTATAGCGATTGAAAAAGTCCATTGCTTTTTGTTGGTCTTGAGTAACTCCGGGTCTCAACTTGATCTCCTCGTAATACTTACTCTTTAAACCATCTAAATGCTTTCGGGCTTTTGCAACCTCTTCTTTATAGGCGAGTTTAGTTTTTTTAACTACTCGCTCTTCATCAATCTCTTCATCAAAAGAAAAATTGTCATCTATTAAAAAATCAATTTCTTCTGAATTGAGATGAGATTTCGTTTGTTTATAATACTCTCTTAATAAAGTATCATTATCTACATTAGCATAGTCAGCGTTTAATCTAACATAATCCTCTAATGTACCACCTGTTTCTTTCATAAAGTCTACGACTTTCTCGATGTTTTCTGGTAGTGAAGCAACTTCTCTTACTTCTTCAGGAGTAGGTGGAGTTATTTTTTTCTCCATTTTTTCTCCTATTTCAACAACTTCTTCTTCTTCTTCTACCTTTTTATCTTCAACAGGTTCTTCAATTATTTCTTCAATAACTGGTTTTACTTCTTCTTCGGTGGACCGTACGTCTTCAACCACTGCTTGGCTGTCTTTACTGTCTTGTTGTTTTTCGACAGGAGCATCGCCCACATTTGTCTCTTGTGTTTGAACGGCATCTTTTTCTTCTTTAATTTTAGATAAATCTATTTTAACAGGTTCATCTTGTTTAAATTTTTTAGGTGTAGTTTTTTTAATTTTAAACTCACCCTCTTGTTTAATTTGTTCTGACATAATATAATATAATAAAAATTAATAAATAGTTTAATAACTATATAGAAAACCCAGAAAGATCTGCTGAGCTAGGTGCTTCAAAATCAGTAGGAACTCCGCCCGACTGACGTTGACTAATCATTTGTGATTGCTGTGTAGCTTGTATTTTTGTTCTTTGATCTTTGCGATCTTCTATTTCTTTTTCTTTTTGTTTGTTAATGTCAATATCCATTTTCTTTAACTTGACATCATATTCAAACTCTTGAGCCATAAGCTCTCTTTTAATTTCAGCTTCTGTTTGCATTCTTTGTATTTCAAACTGAGACTTAGCTTGTTCAATTTGACTCTGCGTATCTGCTAAAGCTTGTTGTTTTTCAACTTCTTGCATTGCAGCAGCTTCAGTAGCTTGTTGATTTGCTTGAGATTGAGACTCAATCATTTGTTGTTGTTGAGCTTGATCTTGTTCTTGTTTCTGAACTCTTTTGTATTTTAATACTTGATTAGCTAATGTTAAGTTTTTAATTTCCCTAATATCAATAGCATCCTCAAGATATATTTGGTTTTGTTGTAGAGCCATTTGTATATTTTGCTCTAACATTGCTTTTTCTTCTTCTTCAGGTTCTAAATCTAAATAAATACCAAAATCATATAAATGTAATTTTTGTATTTCTTCTAAAGTTGCAACATTAAATTTACCTATTGTTCCTAATAAAGAAGCATTAGTTAAATCAAATTGTAACATGTCAGCAACTCTAAGCGATACGTTTTCACAAGTTCTCAACGTTAAATATAAACATGCTTTTAATATATGTTTAGTTGCTGTGTTTGAAGCGTTAGCAGCCATTTTTTGTAAACCTACTAATGAATCTCTTTCTGGTAAACTACCATCTCTAGCTTCATTTAAACCGGTTACATCTCTTATCATTTGTAAATAATATTGATAAGTATTAATTAATGATTGTATTTTACCGTTAGCACTTGACGTTTGTAATTCTTGTATTGGTACTTTACCTCTGTTTGGATCACCATCTTGTGTTAGTGATCTACCAACTATACTACCAGTTTGGAAATACATATTTAAAGCTTCCTGTGGATTATAATTAGTGCCATTACCTAAATCAACCTCTGCTAAACCATCTACATCTACAAATACACCGTCTGGTACCATCCTAGCAATCACCTGTTGTAGTTTAAGTGATGTAAGCTGTATCATATCAGCAAAACCAGTTATACGACCTACAAGTGAATCTATACGACCTTGGTACATATGAGGTGCTACAATATTGTAGTTCATATTTACCTTAGTTAAATCACTTTCTGGCCTTGTCATGTTTTCTGACAGCTTCCAGTCTAACATTAATTCTAATCCCATTACTTTTGCACCTGTAAATAAAACTTCAATACTTCTTGAAACTCTATCAAAATTATCATTAGGTGGTGGATTAAATGTATCAGGTTTTTCTAATACTTTTTCTAAACCTTGCTCTGTATACTTTACTTTAAATACTTGATCTACATATGTTTTATATTCAAAGTATAAAACCTGTATCTCGTCATTATCAGAGTTTGGACCTCGTAAGTAACCTTGTCTTCCTGGATATTTAGCTATACGAGATAATTGTTCGTCAGTTAAATCAGAAAATTGTTTTTTAAGCTCAGGTAATGTAATAGATTTTACTTCACCTACATAATATAAGTCTTGGAAGTTAGGATCATTAGTATATGAATAAACCAAATTAGCTGGATTAACATAATCTATAACTACTCCTTCAGATTTATTAAAACTAGTTTTACACGCTCCAATACCTATTGTCACTATATCTTCTACTAATCTTTTGTTTATTAAATCATATTTGTTAAAGTCTAGTATACTATTTATAACTTCTTCTTCAGCTATTTCTACAGATTGCTTATAGCTTAATTGCATGTGAACTTCTAGTTCTTCTTTATTTTTAGGAAGATTATCTGGATCTAATGAATGATACAGGTTAACTCCTATGTTTTGTTTAATACTATCAAGCAATGGTTTTGCCATTGTATCTCTCATTATAGTATTAGCATATGATGTTCTTTGTTTTTGTGAATATGGATCTTGAGCAAAAGCTTTTATCTCATATTCTTTTGATGCGATACCATTAACTACTATATCTACAAATTTAGGTATAATAGGTACTGGTTTCCAGTCTAAATTTAAATAAGACAAATCACCATTAATAGATAATTCGTCTTTATATTTTTGTATTGGTTGCTCTGCTCTTGCGTATAATCTAAGTCTATTAAAATTTTGATAACCAGTCATCCATCGGCTACTGTTTATTCTACCACCTCTAAACCACTCATTTTCAATGGCTTGAGCTACTTGCAAACCGTATTCCCAACTTCGCTTTTCCGCCTCAGGTACCACCTGACTAGGGAAAGAACTATTACTAGTTGTTTTAATCATCTAATTAATTATTTTTGAATTAATACCTTTGTTGTCGTATTTAGAAAAATTTAAGTTAATTTTTTCTTTT